CCATCCTCTAACGGAACAAAACACTCGTCAGCGGTTGAAATCTCATACGCGCCAGGCGGTAGAATCGGATTACATGGGTCAATCGGAAAGTCATGCAAGAATACTTCAAATGCACAACCCTTTTGACACTTGACAACCCGTTGTACACAGATTTCAATCGGAGCACCGCAAGGGTCTCCGTTGATAATGTGCATCGCAGATGTCTTCAATAACGTGACAGTCTGCGGCTCTGTGGCTACGGTATAGTTCTCGACGACAGCAACATCAAAATGTAATTGGGAACATCCCATTAAATACCCCCTGCTGTTGGATTAGAAACCAAACCGTTCTGGTTAGCTATTGCTTGACCAGCTCCAGCGTTTCTACCGTCAATAGTACCACCTTGATACATCGGGTTCAAACTACGCACGTCTTGCACCATTGCAGATTGTAGGTCGTAATCAGGGAAAATACCTTCTGTACTAATCCCACTTGACTTCATAATCTGATACAGCAAGCGTCTGATTGCTTCTGCTGGAACTACTGGTTGACCCGTCATAGGGTCTTGCATGCCTACGTACGATGACAACGATTGTAATGCCCACTGGAGTTTGTTCTCCTGTGTCTCTTTCTCCACAATGCCACTCACGCCACGAGCATGGACACGAATATCGCCTTTAATAGTCATATCCAACGAGAACATCAACTCGTGGTCAATGTAAGATTGAATAACTGGCTCAATTACGTTTTCTTCTAACACACGTAAAGCGAATTTTACAGACTTACTAGCTTGGTTGAGCACCATCGCCACGCCGCCTGATGTGCGTCCTAACGTACCGATATTCTCAGTCGAACCAAATGCTACTCGTGGAATACCAATAGTCTCGTACCCATATTGCATAAAACGCTCGAATACGTTCAGCAACTGAGCCGAAATATCAGGTACAGTATAGAAATTATAGGCTCTACCCTGCATCCCAACCACCGATTTAACCTCACGGATGGTGTTCGGTAGGATAACGTTCACATCCTCATCGTCGATGATACGGTCACTCTCCACCTCGCCTAGTACGCCAGATGCAAGTCCCATATTTCTCACCATAGCCACGATGGTTGCCGTGCACACTCGTTGAACATCTCTCAGTCTTGTAACAGGGCACTCACCCCAGAACGCTCCTGGAATAGGCTCAAACGATGCCGCATAGAATGGTCTTTGTCCTGCTATGTCTGGGTTTAGCACAGCTTTGATAACAATGTCATTCACTGTCCAAATTTCAGCTTCATACGCTAGGTCTGGGTCTCCCACGTCTACACCAAACTCTTGTAGTAGTTCTCCACGGATTCGCCCGTAGAATCCCACACAATCGTAGAAACCCTGTGCGTCATCTTCCAACCCAATCGCATAGTCCGTTGTGTCAACCTCCGGATTTTGGTCGTGTCCGTCCTCACGCTGTTCCAAGTGTCCAGTCGGCATGTCACTTAAAACTTGACGAATACCATCTGCGTCATACCCTGATGCTGTATAATAGCCAACGAGTTCTGAGCGTGAACATCTCCGCACTTCAATAACATACTCTGCATCCTGTACTGTCTGTGCGTTGGGAGCTGGGTAGAAATCGAATGGGCTGATATTTTCTACTGCACGTACCAGCTTATGCTCTACAACCATTCGGTCACCGTTCCACCGTTTCCACGGTCGTCTTGTCACCGCAGGTGCTTTCATAATCGCCGTAGGGTAAACCACGAAATTATAAACAAAGTCGCCAAATTGTCGTAGCCAGTCTGCGTCGTGCAAGCGGTCTTGGATAATCTTGTTCATCTTATCCGCCGCCAGTCCAGCCATCTTTTCCTGCTCCGCCAATGCTGCATTTTTCAATGCTTGACCCTGCTCCTGCATGGCTTGCTCCATCAAATCAGGGGTCATCATCGGCATCTGTTGAAGTTGTGCCACCACTAACTGCATAACTTTCTGCGACATGTTGTCGTTCAAGTCAGCCTGTGGTGTCGCTTTAATCGTGAATGGGGCTTCAATCGAGTTTGCAAACACATCTCGAATCAACCCCACAATTCCCTTGACAATCGGCGACGTGATGTTGAAGTTCACGTCAATGTCAGGGTCTAAGGTTTCACAAGCAAGAAGCTCCCCACGCACCTGACGCAGGCAGTCAAGTAACACATCGTAGTGTTCTCGCTTGGTTTCTTTCGCCAGCTCAAATCGGTCACGGACATACTGTCCGAGTTCCTCAACAAGACGCTGGTGTTTCTTGCTTGGTCGTCCCATATTGCTCCCTACTTGTGTTTAGTTTTCCAGGCACGGTCACCCTTCTGTACCGGACAGCCGTGAGGTGGTTTCTTACCTTGACATGGCATAGTTTACTCCTAAATATTAAATAAATCTGGATCGTTTGGTTGAGCTACGATTCGGTTTTTGTCGCATACGTGATACTAATCCGTACCCCAAACAAACGTACTGCAAGGAGTCGCAAATATCTGATGTCCAGTTCTCATGCGACTTGGTTGGCGTATCTTTCACTACATCATTTCTACCACGTACCTGCTCATAGATATAATTGTATTTTACCGCTTCAATCAAATATCTGCAATTACTAGTTATTTGCAAGTGTGGTTCACCACTTCTATCCAGTTTTGTCAGCATCTGTTTTACTGCTTCAATACGAGGTTGTAATTTGTTAGTACCTGGACTCTCTACTGGTATCCCATGATTAAGTAACACATCATATGGAGATACGTCAACCGACTGTGCTTGGATAATGCCAGAGGGATCCGCCCATGCCGCCTGCACCATGTTATGTGGATATTTTTTACGTAGTAACGGTTTTATATGCTCAGTCACCAACGTGTCAATAGACATGTCCTCTCCCATAACTTCGTCAATTATGATTAATCTACCGCCCGCCGTAGCAGTGGCGAATAAACAAACTGGTGTACGACCAAAGTCCATCCCTAAATAAATCGGAGCTCCTGCGGGTATGGTAAACTCTGGTATAACATGTCTAGCTTCATTGAACTCAGGGAATACAACTTTACCTGTTACTAAGTCTGCGAAGTCTCCTTCCACATACGACTTTATTTTTTGGTCGTCAGCCCCTAACATTGCGTAGTAATACGTGTACCCATTTGGTAAATTTTCCAGGTTTTCGGCGAAAGCGTTAGGGAGCCATGAGCCGTCTGCTTGTCTTAGCAGTGCTGGAGGCTGTCTAAACAACCTAAAGTAGTTACGCCCCATACGCTGTGACATCATATCGAATTCTTTGTCTTTGTCACCCATATACCAGCGATACAACCAGTGGTTTTTCAACGGTCCGTTGGTCGCTGCGAGCAACTCTACGTGTGAAGCCTTGCCAAATCTACCACTAGGATAACGTCCTAGACGACGGTCAACCGCAAATATCAATGACTCTGGCATCTCAGATACCTCGTCCAAAAAGGCAAATGTAGGTTCGCAACCCAATAACTTATTCTGCGACCGTTCATCATCAAACGATAAGAACTCTATATCGAAGTGCACCTTCGTACCATCATTTAAATCAAACCGAGCATGAGCCATCATCGGAAACGAACCTGTTCGGAACGTCATCAAATTGCCCACCATAGTTTTAAACGACGGAATTGTAGTAGACTTCAACATGGAGTTAGTATTTCTCGCCACCAACGCTCTGGAGTATCTAACACCATCTTTAGCGGGCTCTTGCGAAATTGCCCTGAGAAGCAGCATCCAGATAATACCTGATGTTTTAGCAGAGTTACCTGTGCAGAACACCTTACCATTTCGACGAGCAACAAACATCCCAGTAGGTGTAGTATAGCAATACTTGTAACCGTCAGGACTTTTCACTTCCTCATAATTGGCGGTCTTTAACCCTGCCCAGCTCGTTTTCTTATTAACCCCTACCGTAGCACGATATATTGTACTCCATCGACCATTGTCATACTCCTCAGAATTAATAATAGATGGAATACCATTACTAATAAAAGCAAACTGGATAAAGTCCACGTTGTTTTTACGTGTACTGCAATAGTAAGACCCTTTCTCCCCGATATTACCATCCCACAGCAAACTTTCTTCTGCCATGATTAATAGCTGTCTCTTACTAGCTGAATAGTATTTCGACAAACACTTATTAAACTCAGGCGGAACAAAACTAAAACTGGTTTCTGTTGGTCTCTGCGGATACGTAGTTTCGGCGAAACTAATCCCTGCTTCAGTGAGAAGGTACCTAATTCGCTCTTTTTTCCGCTCTTTACGAACACATACAGTGACCTGTTTGCTCCGTTTAGGCAAACTGCCATCTGCCGAAATCATAACCTGAATACGTAACTGCGTGTCGGTTAGTGGGTACTCTGTCGTTGATTTATAGTCAAACACAGACGGAATTTTAGCATCTCGTTTAGCCCCTTTTTTGTACTGCTCTGCGAGTTCCGCACCTGTTGCAATCTGCCACTTGTCCTTGCCCTGTCTGCTGGAATAACCCGTCTGATACCACACCTTATGCTCATCGCTGATAACCATGTCCAACGCATAGGATGTAGAAAATCTATGTAGCGGCTCTGGACAGTCATACTTCAAATGTTCTGCCTTAGAGAAATAGCCTGTTTTGTTCACAGGGTCGTACACCATTATCGTCTCCGGTGCGTCAGCGATAGACACCCAGCCCATTGGAGTGAGTACCTCTGTATCTCTATCCAGACATCCTGCTGGACCAATCGCTATCTTAACTCGACTCTCGTCCAACGCCATGCGGTGTAATGTAGGATACATAAGGAAATTAAACCCGATATCGTTCTCCCCCATCTCCGTTGGGTCTATGGGCGCATAATCATCTAGTCCAGACTTATAAATTGCTTCTTCATCTGCCGAAGGTGCATATGCCTCTCCTACGGACGACCGTACAATACTCTCAGTTTCACTTGCTTGGTTGGACATCAATCACCTCCGTAATTCGTCTTAGTGGTCTCTGCTCTGTTGGCAAAGGTGGAATCAACCCGCCTGGACCTAAATTCACATTCAATGTCAGACCGCTAGCCTGTTTAGCATTGTTACTCTCGTCATTACGGTTAAGCCCACCTGTCTCCTGTGTACCGCCAATCTCAGATAAAAATTTCATTGCCGCAATTTTATCTCTGTCTTTCCCATACTTGACAATATCCCATAGATAGTCCAGCCCTTGGTCGACATACTCCCTTGCTTTCATCTGAATAAGTGCGTTCGGACTGGCTTCTGAAATTGCTTTCAACTCCCGCATCTCTTTCTTGAACAGCGGTAACTCGA